GTTTTCATTAGTAACTTCTAATATAGGGTCACCTACATATTCTTTCAATCGAAACATTTGATTTTCTCTATCTTGAGGAAATTCACGTCCAAGGAGTTGCCAAATCTCAGATTCATATATGACTGATCTACCTGCAACGAGTTGCTGAGTAAAATACTCTGTAATTATATTTGACAGCCACTCAGCATAGGCTTCATCTTCGTCTATCATAATTTGCCCAGGCTATTACTAAAGATGCAAAAAAGCAAATTGGAATTGAAATGTAAAAAACAGTAGCTGTTCTAATTAATATTTCACTCATACTAACAAATCACTAAAACGGTTCTTTTTGTCATTATCTAAAAATTGTTTTGGTTTACTATTAAAGACTGGAGTGTCATCAATAATATTGTCCTGTGCTGACTGTTCTGTATTGAACAATCTCATCTTGGCTCTATCAATACCAACAACAAACTTTTTATTAATGGTTGGATCATTATAACGATTCTTTAATTGTTTAATCATAATCTGATTAAGCTTTTCAAACTCTTCAGATGATACTAGAGCAAACATTAAATCCGCAGTAGCAGGTAGACCAAAGGACTCAGCAGTGTCTGTAAGTTCAACGTCGGAATTGCCATAACCGCTTCTGGTAGTTTGTGTAGCAGATACAACAGGAACATTAAACTCAACGGCAAGACCACGTAGTTCTTCAGCAATAGCTTTGATGTACGTGTACGAGTTAACATTAGCACCAGAACGAATTCTGCTGCTATTACATATGTTAAGATAATCAATGTATATGACATCGGGAGTAAAATTGCGCTTAATTCTAAGTTCATTTAACAAATGCCTGAAGTTAGCCGATCCAGCTGATGCAGTTGGATACTCTTTAATGATTAGTTTACCTACTGTCTTTTCTTTTACTCTGTTAATCTTTTTATCATAGACATCCTTAGGCATAACACCTAACTCATCTACAGTGACATTGAGAAGATTAGCATCGATACGTTCTGCAATCTTCTCTTCTGACATTTCCATGGTGATATAGAGAACGTTTCTGCCACTCACCAGATTATGAGAAGCACAATGACACATAAAAAGAGACTTACCCACACCCGTTCCTGCCAGAGCGATATTGAGTGTTTTTCTGACGAGACCGCCTTTAGTAATCTTATTAAAGAAGTCAAGGTCAAAGGGAATATGTTCTTCCCTGCGATGATAGAACTCATAACGACTATCGGAGTTATTAAGGTAATCATGACCAACACTAACATCAAATGAAACGCCGAGGGCATCGCTAAGAAGAACTGGTATACTTCCCTTATCCAAGGATGCTTTGTCATCCAAGATTTTGATTGAGGCCATGATTGCATTATAGACTGCTTTCTCTTGACAGAACTTCTCTGTGCTATCTAATAACCATTGTATGTCTGTATTTTCAACTTGTAGATCTTCTATTGCACGTTTTGAATCTTTGAAGGTAACTTCTGATAGACCATCTTTATTATTCAATTCAAGAAACAATACTTCCTTTGTAGGAGTATTGTTATACTTCTGTACGTAGTCTGAAATTAGTTTATACACGACCTTGTCAGGTTGATTTTGAAAATATTCATCTTTAAGAAAAGGTAAAACTTTTCTTGCAAAGGCTTCATTGTAAATTAAATGTGATAGTATTGTCTTTTCTAAAGAACTCATAAATTATAAATACCTCAAAGGAGATTAAAATGTTTAACTATACAAAATATACTAAATGGTATAACAATATAATAAAAAATGCAACAAATAATAATAGAAATAAAACAAATGGATATTATGAAAAACATCATATTATTCCAAAATCACTAGGTGGAACTAATGATAAAAAAAATTTAATTTTGTTAACGCCACGTGAACATTATATATGTCATTGGTTGTTATTAAAAATGGTTGATGATGGGAAAAGTAAAAAATCAATGTTTTTTGCATTTATGAAAATGAGTAGGAAAAATGTTACTCAAAGTGATAGATACAACTCAAAACAATACAACAATACTAAAACAATATATTCTAAAACTCTTTCGGGTAAGAATAACCCATGTTACGGTAGAACAGGACATTTACACCCAGCATACGAAACAGATGGATTTTTTAAAGGGCATAGACATACAGAAAAAACTAAAATCCATTTATCTGAAATTCAAAAAGGAATTCCAAAACATTCCGATGAATTTAAACAACATATGAAAAACTTGTTTCAAGGTAAACAAAAATCTACTGAACACCGTAAAAATATGTCTTTAGCTAAATTAGGTAAGAACAAAGGTAAAACATATGAAGAAATATATGGTGTTGAGAAAGCTAAAGAACTAAGAATAAAAAGATCAGAATCTATGAAAAGAAGAAAATCAACCCATTAATCATTACTCATTTATTAAAACTCTCAATAACAGCTTTGCGACCTTCACTGTTATACTGATTATCAAATATAAGAATAGTTTTACGAAGCATACCTACTGCAAGAAGCAGTAGGTCGTTTTGATCGTCACACATCATAATTTGTGTCTCTACAGGCAGCATAAGACGTTCAATACGTCTCTCTATCTGTTCATTAGTCATCGTCGTCATTTGCTACAAGACTTCCAGTCACAAGAGAATACTTATTTTTGATCCAGGTAGCAAAATCTGTTTTTGATAATACATCTTTCCAGATTGTACCATTATCTTCAATATCAGCAGCACGCATCTTGTTGCCAATTACTTCTCCAGTAGAACGATCAACAAGCTGATACCAGCCATTAGAAGGTTTAACAACATAACCACCTTCAATTGCCAAATCAAGGAGACCAGACCAACGCTTGATTCCTCCTTCATAGGAGACTGTAATTGGAATCTTTGATTTTTCTTTGACATAACGAGATTTCTCAACATTAATGATAAAGTGATATCCATTAATACCATCTGAGTCTTTATCTTGCTGACGACCAAGAATCCAGATTGTATCAGCTGAGTAATAGATACCTGTACCACCACCAACAACAGCCTTAGGAAACATTCCAATTTCCATATAGGTGTGATTAACAACTACAAGAGGAATATCTTTGAGAGTAAGATGAGGTGTTACCATACGAAAGAGTGACTTGAGAGACTTTGCACGAGACATATCTGCAACAGACTTCTCATTCATTGTATCTTCTACTTCCTTCTTAGAAGCAAGATTACCAACAGAGTCAATAACAATAACTACCTTATCGTTACGTGTTACTTCATTCAACTGCTTCATAATATCAAACTTCAATTGTTCAATATCAGTAATGGGTGTATGAATAACTCGTTCCATATCAATACCAAAAGCAGTAAAGTAACCTTGAGGTGTACCAAACTCAGAGTCATAGAATAAAAGAACACTGTCAGGGTATTGTTTCATATAAGCCGATGCCATAAGGAGAGAAAAGGCAGACTTAAAATGCTTGGATGGACCAGCCAGAACAGTAAGCCCTGGTGTAAGTCCTCCATCAACACTACCTGACAGTGCAACGTTCACCATAGGAACGTGAGTTAAAACCATATCCTTCTTACCATAGATCTTTGACTCGGTAAGAATAGATGTATCTTCAATTGTAGAATTTTTGATCAAACGATTAATAAGTGACATATTGTTTCCTTGTGTAAACTCAACTATTTAATACATTATCTAGCTTTTTGATAAATTCATCAATCTTTTTTTCGCGGTCAGGCCAAACAATATTTGGTTTATCAGGGTTCTTTTTAAGATTATTGAGCAGAGGCATAATCATATTATACATTGTCGCCGCTTTGTTTTGTGCGATAATAGCTTGGGTTTCTTTTTCATTAACTGCATCAGTTAAGTCGTCACTGAAGTCAAATCCAAAATCAAAATCAGTATCAAATTCTAATGGGCTCTTTGCCATTTTATTCTCCTTTAATCATTTTCGTACCAAGTTCTATTTTGTCTCCCAACATAATCGTCTCTTGTTGAGCCATATCTATATAGATCTTGGTTATCATAACGAGTATCATATTTTATTTTAAATACTTCATATTCATACCACTTAGAGACAGTTTTATTCCATTCGTACTTTTTAAATTTACGTTTAAATTTATAACATCCAAAAATTGCATATTGATGACCAGTGTGATGTTTTTGAATATAGAGTGCCTTTGAGTAACCTTTCATATTGTAATTACGAAATACTTCTTTAGCACTCCTTAATGCAGAGGCTTCATCTATTTGTCCAACCAAATTACATTCGTAAACTGGAAGTTCTTGATTATCAATTTTTTTAAAATTAATAAAGCTATTACTTGTTAAACTTCTCATACAAAGAAATCCTCTAGTGTTGCTCTTTTTTCAACTTGCCAACCAATTGCATCAAGAATAGTTTTGATTGGTTCAATGAATGCTTTCGTATATTGAGTATCATAATCAATATATTGTTCCATACCTAATTGACGAGGTAATGTACCGACGCAGGCAAACACATTCTCTCTGGTTGGATTAGGTAATTTCATATAACAAAATTTAATCTTGTCACCGTCTTGTACAAGAGGAAATCTTGAATCCATCTTTTTATTCTTTAACATCTGATTATAGAGCAAGGCAGCTCTGACATGAATAGGTGTAGCCTTTTTGTATACACTGTTACGGTCTGCATATTCAGAGAGACCTTTACATCCACGCGGAAAAGCAATATCCTCAAAAGGCAATTTAGAGAACTCCTGACGGAAAGTTTCAATAAATTCAATTGTATCACTTTCAGTCTTGTTCATAATAATATTAATGCATTTTTTAATATTATCACGGCAAGAAGAAGGTGTAGAAGATCTTACAGCCTCAATACCTTTAATCTTCAATTTGGGCTCAGCATATGAAACACCTTCATTGTTCCATACATTCATAATATAACGTTTCTTGGCAGTCCAAATAGCCTTGTCAGCAATAGCCTCACGCTTCATTTTCATCTTTTGTGAATAAGCATTAACATATCCGCTAAGGCGTTCAAAACATTCATCAATATAAGGTTCAAGTTTATCCTGACAGAATTTATCAACGATCTGGACTGTTTCTCTAGTTGATAATTTATCTTTACTAATATGAGAGACCAATTTGTCAAGCGTAATATACATAGAATCCGTATCGCATGCAATGACATAGTCTTCTCCATTTGTTTTCAATAATTTATTTAAATACTTATTCATCTCTTGCTCAATCCAACGAGTTGCAAGCTGACCTGATAATGTAATGGCTTCGGCAAGTTTATCATCAAACCATCTAAAGTATTCATTAGACAAAGCACCGTAAACAGAATTTAACTGATACTTTCTGGCAATCTGCATATTATGATTCTGAGCAATAGATTTTTTATTTTCTTCAGACTTATCTAACTCATAAGCCTTCTCAGCCTCAATCATTTTCTTTTTGAATGTTGAACGTTCCTTATAAAATCTATCCATCAATTCGGGAAGGAACCCAACATAGTCTTTATCAAACATACAGCCATTACCTGTAATAGAAAGATTTTGTGATTGTAATTGATTTTTAATTGAAGGATCATTGAATGCACCTTCAAGAATTTTCTTGACACCTTCTTCTCCATCTATATAAGGAACTCTTCCCACAAATGTTTCTGGAGAAATATTATATTGCATAATGATGTGAGGATACAGAGAGTTTAAGTCAAAAGATACTACCCATTTATGCATTCCAGTCTGAGGATCCTTAACATATCCTCCAACAATCTTTTCATCTTTTTGACCTACCTTCATTGGAGGAACAACAATATTCTTTCCAATAAGATAGTTATGAATAATAGTATCCCACATTCTCACAGTAGTAAATGTTTCTTGATAGTTGACCTTACCGTCATAAGCAAGAGCAAATACTTGTTCAATCAATTTAAGTTTATCATCAAGACGGGCAACAAGATCAACGTCTCGAATATTATACTCAATAAATTTTTGATAATCTTTTTTGTATAGATCAAACAGAGAATCAAACTCTGAGTAATCCATTTTCTTTTCGCCAAGCTCTGCATTAGCAATATGATTAAGAGAATAAGATTCTTGCATTGTAAAAGAAAACTTCTTATACAATTGCATATAATCTAAAATAGCAATGCCAGCAGGAATATATGTTTTTTGAGGATCTCTGGTACCAACGGTGACTTCTCTCTCCTGTAAAATTTCATAAGGAGAAATCTTCTTGGCCATATAATCACCAAGAATTCTTTTAATGCGATTAACAATGTAAGGAATATCAAAGAACTCTACGTTCCAACCAGTAACAACGTCTGGTGCAAAAGTTTT